CCTTGCGACCCCCGAAACCCGAAGCTATACACCCCCCGTGTTCCGGCGTAGCTCAGCGGTAGAGCAGTTGACTGTTAATCAATTGGTCGTAGGTTCGATCCCTACCGCCGGAGCCAAAAATCCCTGAAAATACAGAGATTTACGAGCAAGCCCCCTCGCGGGGGCTTTTCTCGTTTGCGTCGGGGGAACACTGGGGGAACAAGGCGCAAGTGTGGGAACGCAGCTCCATCAAGCGCAGAATCGCCGTTGCCTCATGGTCTGCGCCGCCACCTTTGCCGCGCATGATTTGCTGCAGCACCGGGTTTCGCTATGCCGGGGCCGGAACGTCACCCCGCAGCACTCACAGGCACGATCCGACAGAACCCGCAGCATCTTGCCCTTGCACGCCTGCGAACACGTCCGCTGTTCCACCCGATGCGGGGCGAATGTCACCCCGCAAATCTCGCAGTCCCTCGGGTGCCGGATCGTCTTGTTTGCCGCATAGCAGTCATGGCAGCAGAACCGTTGATTATCGTTCCCGCCGAGGAACCGCTTGCCGCAATGGTCGCAGTTGCGCTTGTTCCGGTGCTTTCGCATGTCCTTGCCGGATAGCGCCTTGCAGCGCGGGCTGCAGTAGATCCTGCCATAGTCCGCAGGCATCGGCCCACAGCAGAACAGGCACTTCTGCGACTTCCGCGCCTCTGCCCGCGCGGCCTGACGTTGTGCGGTGTATGCCCTCTGACGGCATTTCCCGTTGCAGTATTCCCGGCTGATCCTGCAGCCCTCCAGAGAGGCGCCGCACCAGCCGCAGCTCAGTCCCTCCAGACTGCCATGTGCACCGCCGCGTCCTCGTTCGCGTTCCTCTTGCGCGCCAGTTGCGAGTGATGGTTGCGCTTGCAGGTCGATCCGCAGAACTTGTAATGCCCCTCGGGCAACGGCTTGTGACAGCGCGCGCAGCGGGTCCGCTCGATCAGTGTTCCGGCCTCGATTGTCCATTCCGGTTGTCCCTCGTTCCATGACGGTCGCACCGCACCCACCCGGCGGAACGCATCGGCCAGCACGTCCTGCGCCAGCGCGTCCGCGTCTTTCCACCGCCACCCCTGCAAACACAGGTCGGAGCGGATGCCAGCACGCAGAGGCCCCTCCAGCCCCCACAGCGAAGCCGTTGCGCCCGCCTCAAAGGCAAGGCGGATCACGCGGGCCAATTCATTCAGCAGCGCGTCATAGCGCGCAGCCCCAAGGCGCCCCCGGCGCGCATCGTGTGCCCGCCGCGCCCGTCTGTTCTGCAGGTGCTCGGGGACTTGCAGCATGATCAGTCCTCGGCCCAGTCAATGAAGCTCAGGGCATCCTGCAGGGTTGCGCCCTCGATCCCGGCTTCCTTGGCTTGGGCCAGAGCCGCCACCATGGTTGCCAGCGCCCTTGCCTTGCCGCCCGCGTCGAACGCCTGCGAAGGCCGCACCACGTCGATTTTTACGGCCTGCCCGATTTTCGCCGTGGCTTCCTCGGCCATCAGCATTGCCATGGGCTGCAGGATGAACTGCGCCAGATGCCGCTGTGCCTCGCGCACAAGCGGGCCGGTGGTAAGCGGGTTTTGCAGCCCCGGCAGCACCCCGAAGGCGGAATAGATCGCGTCCTTGGCCTCGGCCAGCATCTTGTCGGCCAGCGTCCGCGACAGATCGGGGGACAGCTGATCGGGGGACTTGCCCAGCTGGGGGTGCATCCCGGCGCCGACAGCCTGCGCAACGCCCTCCACCACGATTGCCGATCCGCGCCGCCCGATGAATGAACGCCGCAGCGCGTCCATGTCGTCGGCTGATCCCTCTGGCATGGGCACGATCTGCGAACCGATGGGCGCATTGCGGAACGTGTCGCGCAGGGCGGTTTCAACCTCGGCCAGAAGCTCGGCGGAAAGCTGCGACCGCCGCAAGGGGGCCGTCCCCACCCACGGCATGACGGCATCGGACCCGATGCGGAAGTGCAGGACTTCACCAGCCAGCACAGTTTCAGAGCGCCCGCCGCCCGCCTCGGAGACTTGCAGCCGGTAGGCCCTCGGGTCGCCGTTGCGCGTCGTCACGTCCCAGTCAGAGGCCGGGATAAGCCGATCCGCGATCAGAAACACCGCCTCGCCCCGAAGGGCCAAGGATCGCGCCGTGAGCGCCATTGCGCGCCGGGTCAACAGGTCGGTGCCCTTTACATCGGCCAGCGCCAGCCCGCTTTCCCAGAGGGTAACGCAGGACTGCACAGCCGCCGTCAACTCGCCCAGGCCAGAGGCCCCGGCGATATGCGCCTGACGTGCCGCCATGATCAGGCCGGTGTAGCCGGTGGAGCGGGTTTCGATAGGCTTGCGCCGGAACAGGTTCAGAATGCCCATGTCAGAGCCTCCAGCGGTTAAGGGGGTGAGTAACGTTGAAGTCGGCAACGTTACCCCATGCCCGCGCCTCGATCTGGGCTTGCGGATAGGCAGGGACAGTCACCGCCGACAGCTCGAACAGCGCCGCCCGCGTGATGGTGCGCAGAAGGCCCGCCCCGCGTTGCTCGATCCGTTCCCCGCCCGGCTGGACGCGGAAGCCCGGAGACAAGCCCCGGATCAGCCCCGCCGCATGGGCCGCAAGGAAGTCACGCGCCCATGACGTGCCCGCATCGATCCGCGCTTCCAGCACAAGCGCCGCGTCTGTGTCGGAAAGGGTCAGGGTGCCCGCCGCCCGTGAGGCGAGGGGCTTTTCAAAGTCATGCCCGGCCAGCAGGTGGATATCCCCGCCCGCCTCGATCCGGTCAGCGAAGGCACGCGGGGCGATAACCTCATGCCGCCCCGGCGCCAGCTCGGTCTGTGCGCCATAGGGGAACGCAGCGCGAAGGCGGGTTTCCCCGCCCTCGGCCCGAACCTCAAGGGCGCCGAGATTGCCGCCCCACAGCATCAGGCGATCTCCAGCCCGGTGACAAGCTGCAGCTGGGCACCACGCGCCACGGTCACGTCAGCCGTGGTCAGCGCCGTGAGACGCAGCCCGCCCGACTGTGCATCGCTGTAAGGATCGCGGATCAGGTCCACCGCACCCCACAGCCCGACAAAGACCGGCGCCACGCCGCCCGCCGAGGTGGTCAGCAGAACTTGGGTTTCCAGCGGGGAACCCGAAGGCGCCGCAAGCGCATGGGTGGTCTGCACAGCGCCGCCGATCTGCGACGTGAACCGCGCCCATTCGGTGATGCCGGTTCCGGTGAACGCCTCGGCCTCGTCCATGAAGGCCCACAGCTCGGGCCGGATCAGCGCCTTGACGGCACCGGGGCCAGCCGCCGCATTGGCAGTCATGAAGCGCACCACAGCCGCACGCAGGGCACCCCACGACGCCGCGCCCGCCGCATCGGTGGACGTGATGCCATAGGTTGCCACGCCGGGAATGACGCCGAGGGGCTGCCCCGATGCGCCAGAGCCAAGGAAAATCGCCTTGTCCAGCTCGGCCTGCATGGTGCCCGCCATGTCGCGGCGGATCGCAGCTTCCAGAGCCTCGCCCGACTGCAGCATGGCCTTGCGGCTGATCCGCATGTGAATGCCGAGGTTATGCTCGGGTTTCAGCGCCTTGTCGGTCGTGGTGTAGGCGGTCGGGCCAGCGACGTTTGCCGCCTCACCATCCGCCCAGCCCGCCGTCACCGCCGAGGTGGTCACGGGCCATTCAATCGCGCCGCTGCCAACGGTGATCAGCTGGGCACCCATCTGCGCCGCGACAGAGCCGGGGAACAGCCGATCGATGATCGGGCGGGTGTCAATCGGATCGGGGGCACCAGATGCCACCGTGTTGCGCTGTTCAAGCGCCATCAGCGGAACCGGAACGCCGCGATAGCCTCCCGCGTGGCGCAGCTCTTGCACCACTTCGGCGGTTTTGCCCGACAGCGCCCGGCCTTCATCCAGCGACAGGACAACCTGGCGCATCTCGAAGCCCGCGATCAGATCCGCGAATTGGCGGTCGGAACGGGTTTCCAGATCGGCCCCGGCCTCGCGCCGCTCGGTATCCTCGGCAATCAGCGCCGCCCGGTAACGGGTTTCATTGGCGCGGTATTCCGCATCCATGGCTTCCATGGAGCGGGTTTCATCCTCGGTCGGGGTGGCCTTGCCAACCAGAGCCGAAAGGGATTGGCGGATTTCGCTTTGCCGCCGTGCGATTTGGACAGATGCCAGCATGTTCAATCCTCATTTGCTGGGTGGGGTTGTCGCTGCCAGATCGGCAACGGCTTGGCCCCATGCGTCACGCTCGGGGCTTCTGATCGGTGCGGGATATCCGCATTCGATACGGGTTTTTTTCGTGTGACAGGGTGCGCACCGGGTGGCGAGATTGGCCGGGTCAAAGGCCAGATCGGGCCGCGTCCGCACCGGCTGCACATGGTCGATTTCCAGACGCTTGCGACCGCCGCAGTCAACGCAGGCCCAGCCGTCACGCTCCAGAATGATTTGCCGCAGAACCTGCCAGCGCCGGGTTTTCAGCACCGGGCGGGAATGGCGCGCGAACTCTTTGCGGGGGGTCATAGCCATGCTACCCGCGCTTTCCGCATCGGGGCAGCCTTGCGCCGCATCCCTTCGGCCACGGCCAGCACAGTTGCCGCCGCCGCGTCGATCCGGCCCAGAGAGCGGGCTTTCGCCAGCTTGTGGTTTCCGGCGGGGTCAACCAGCGTGATTGCATCCGCGAAGGCAGAGCGCAGCAGCAGCGAAGGCGCCACCGCCACGTCACCGTCAAAGACAGCGCGCCGGAACCGCTCGACATCCTCGGAGCCGTCTTTCCAGCCAAAGCCCCGCCAGATGAACGGCACCCGCGCCAGCCCGGCCTTTTCCATGGCCTCGACAAACTCGGCATGGCGGAACCTGTCACCCACGACGCAAGCCAGCTCGGCCCCGTCCAGCTGCCGCACGATCTCGGCCAGCCATGGCCCCGGCGGAACCGTGTTCTCGCCCATGGTGGACAGCTCGCCCCGTTCCTGCATCTGGCAATAGCGGTCGGAGACGCCATCAGAGGCCCCACGGTCGGCAAGGCTGGGGAAGCTGGGGAATGTGCCCAGAGCCTCCAGCCTGCCAGTGTCGGGCCAGTAGAACGCCGCCGCCGACATGCTGCGACTGCCGCCGAGGTCAACGCCCAGAATGCAAGCGCCGCGCCGCTCGGGCAGCTGATCCGGCGCCACTTCGGTCGACAGCCATTCGTCGACGGTCACCAGCACCGAACGATCCTCGGAGCTGACACGCTCGTTGCGGTTCAGGTTGCGGAAGCTCGACAGCGCAGAGCCGCCCCGCGCAATCGCCCGCCGCGCCTGCGCCACCAGCCAGTCAGCCGATGCGCCGATGCCCTCTGCAGCGCCGGGATTGGCGATCAGCAGGCTATCCAGATCGTCAGCCGGAAGCCCCGGCGGGGGCCGGTGTTCCTGCACGTAGCAGCCGGGGGGCGGTTCATCCAACCAGCGGGAAAAGGTGTTGGCATCATCGGGCGCCGAGGTGGAGATGATCAACGCCCGCCCGCCGCGCTTGCCCAAGCCCGACAGAATGGCATTCTCCAGATTGTCGCCTTTCTCGCGTTCCCACGCCGCCCGTTCATCCATCAGGGCCAGCGTCGGAGCGCCGCCCAGAATGGACTTGCCGTCAGCCGGGATGACGCGGATCAACCCGCCGCCATTGGCGCTGTATTCCGCTTCCAGTTTGTAGCCGTGAC